AACGGCACGGAGCAGCTTGAGATTGTGCAGGCTGGCACGTCTGTCCGCACGACTACGCAGCAAGTCGCTGGCCTCTTCCCCGGCCCCACGGGCGGTCAGGGATTGGTCGGCCCGACCGGCCCCACCGGGCCTACTGGCAGCATCGGAAACACCGGCCCCACGGGCGCAGCGTCAAATGTGACCGGCCCGACCGGAGGAGTCGGCCCGACCGGCGGCTCCGGGCCTACGGGGCCTACGGGCAACGACTCTACAGTTCCCGGCCCCACCGGCCCGCAGGGGACCATCGGCCCCACGGGGGTCACGGGCAGCACGGGGCCTACGGGCGTAAACGGCGATATTGGGCCTACGGGCAGCACGGGGCCTACGGGGGCGGGCGCTGCTGGCCCCACGGGGCCTACTGGGCCGCAGGGAATTGACGGGCCTACGGGGCCTACGGGGGCCGCATCTACGGTAGCTGGGCCTACAGGCCCCACTGGCAGCACCGGGCCTACGGGGCCTACGGGAGCGGCCTCTACAGTCGCTGGGCCGACCGGCCCTACTGGCATCGGCCCCACCGGCCCCACCGGAGCGGCTTCTACCGTGGCGGGACCAACCGGCCCCACGGGCGTTGCGGGCATCGACGGGCCCACTGGGCCCACAGGCGCTGCCTCAACCGCGCCCGGCCCAACAGGCCCAACTGGGGACGCCGGAGCCACCGGCCCGACCGGAGCCAGCGGGGGTGCGGGCAATGCCGGGCCAACCGGGCCAACCGGAATTTCCGGCGCGGCGGGTCCAACTGGCCCTACAGGAGACGCCTCCACGGTTGCGGGGCCAACAGGCCCCACGGGCATCGGCGGGCCAACGGGACCGACCGGAGCGGTTTCGACCACTCCCGGCCCAACTGGGCCAACAGGCGCGACCGGGGCTGGTCCCACTGGCCCCACTGGCCCGGCTGGGACTGGCACTAACATCTCGGTATCGGACGAGGGTACGCTCCTCACCTCCGGCGTCACCAGCTTCAACTTCACTGGTTCCGGTGTCACGGCCTCTGCGGTTGGCACTGCGGTCACTGTGGACGTGCCCGGCGGCACCTATATCCGCACCACCTTCACCGCGTCCTCCGGGCAGACCAGTTTCACGGCCAACTACACCGTCAACTACGTTCAGGTCTATGTGAACGGCATCCTGCTCAACAGCGCCGACTACACGGCCACCACCGGAACGACCGTTGTGTTGGCGGCTGCGGCTGCGGTTGGCGATATTGTGGACGTTCTAGCTATCAACATTGGGACGTTCACTGGTGGCGTGACGATCACCGGAACACCAACAAACGGGCAGATCGCTACTTGGACTGGCTCCACCAGCATCCAAGGCACAACCATTCTCCCGACGGCGAATGGCGGCACTGGAGCGTCTCTGTCGCCGACGACTGCTGGCAATGCGATATTCTCGACTGATGGGACGAACTGGTCATCGACTGCGAAGATTGTCAGGGGAACTGCGGTTGCGACTACCAGCGGCACCAGCATTGACTTTACCAGCATTCCGTCTTGGGTGAAGCGCGTCACCTTAATGCTTCAAGGTGTTAGCACCAGCGGATCAAGCATTGTGCAAATTCAAATTGGTTCTGGTTCGTTTACAACGACTGGGTATTTGGGCGCTGGATTTATTGCGGCTGACGCCTCCACACCAGCCGTTGTTAATATGTCATCCGGTTTTCTTACGTCAGGATTTGGTGCTGCAACTTACGTTAGACAGGGTGGCATCACTATAAATAATTTAACTGGAAACACTTGGGTTGCATTCGGTGTGGTTGGTCAAAGCGAATCCACACGCATTAATATGTGCGGGGGTCTGTTAGCCTTATCTGGCACTCTCGACCGTGTTCGCCTGACCACCGTCAACGGCACCGACACCTTCGACGCCGGTAGCGTCAACATCCTGTATGAATGAGGGATAACAGATGACCATCTCTCGCAACATCTCGGTTATGGCGCAGGGTGCTAGTTCCTCTGGCATTCTCGCTGGCGGCTACGGCGGGCTTGGCGCAAGCATCTCGCCAACGACTGCGGGGGATGTTCTGTTCACCGCTGACGGGTCTGTGTGGTCATCGACGCAGAAGATTGTGCGCGGGACATCGGTCGCTTCGACTAGCGGCACTAGCATTGATTTCACCAGCATCCCCTCTTGGGTGAAGCGCGTCACATTTATGCTTCAGGGTGTCAGCACAAACGGAACTAGTGTAATTGAGTTAAGGATTGGTTCTGGCTCAATTACAACCACTGGATATTCTGGATCGTATGTATATACAGTTCTCAGCACAGCCACGGGCGGCTCAACATCAACAACTGGGTTTCAAGTTCCCGGCGTTTCTGCTGGTAATATCAGAAGTGGGGTCTACACCCTCATAAACCTATCTGGAAACATTTGGGTCGCTTCTGGCTGCGGCGCGTTTTCAGAAGTCGCTGGTTCTTGGCAAGGCGGCGGCAACGTTACTCTTGGTGGCGTTCTTGACACTGTTCGTCTTACTACTGCTGGTGGGGTTAACACTTTCGACGCAGGCAGCGTCAACATTCTCTACGAGTAGGAGGCTCATATGGAACGCATAGAGGTCAACGTCGAGACTGGTGAAGTCACGGTCATCCAGTACACCCCAGAGGAAGAGTCTGCTGCGCTGGCCTATGCTGCGTCTCTGCCACCTGATCCCGAGCCCGCCAAGCCCACGCTGGAGCAGCTTCAGGCGCAGCTTGCGGCTATCTCTGCGCAGATGCAGGAACTGGCGAACGCTTAGGCGGAAGGTAGCAGAGCCGGTAGTGCTGCTTGCAGTACGAGACGCGGTGGACGGTGTCCCCGCAGAAGAGCGTCCCGCTGACGATGTAGCGGCAGTGGAAGATCCGCAGCTCCAGCAGAGTGACCCCAGATAGTTGTTGGCCCTCCCCATTTCTGGGAAGGGCCTCCTTGCTCTTGGCGTCGAGATCATCCATGATCATGTTGCGTCTGTGGTTCCACCTGAGTGACACGGGCGTTCGAAACGCACTTGGTCCTCGTCTTGGGCTTGTAGCCCTCGGCGAGGATTTTTTTATGACGCCTGATGGCGTTTAACACGGTCGTGTGGTCCCGGTTCCCCATCAGGCGCCCAATCTGCATGAGCGAGAAGCCCAGCTCCATACTCAGGCGGTAGCAGGCCTCGTGGCGGAGGTTCACGAAGGGCACCTTCCTGCTGGGGCTGCGGAAGGCCCCCACGGGCATCTTGTGCTTCTCGGCTACCTCATTCAGGATCTTGCGCGCGGGCGTCTCGGCGGGCGTCTCTGGGGCCTTGACGGGGGCCTCAATCGCAACGGCGACTGGCGCCGGACTGTCGAGGGGGTCGGGGTAGGGCGCCGGTGCTGGCTCCGGGTATATGAGCCGGACTGCGGGTTCCTTTTTTATACCGCCGTCAAGACGGGAGCGGACGGCCTTGTAGTGTGCGTGAAGTTCCTCAAGCGTCATCATTTTCCTTCTCCCAGTGCGTTGACAATGATGGTGTCTATGTCCGCGCTGAAGCGGTCGCGCTTATTGTTGATCTTGGCAACTTCGTGGAGCGCCGTCACCAACTTTTCAATGCGGTCGGCGGCTTTGTTTAATTCCGACTTGAGCGGGTCGTAGAAGGTGGCCTTGGCGGACTCGCGGAGGCCATGTGCAAGATCGAAGCCCATGTCGTCAGTCATGGCGTCTCCCCCAGTGCATCGCAAACTATGAAGTAAGTTCTGTCATCGCGTTCCTGAAGGTCGTCTATGCCACCCTCATGGTGCATAGCTTTGATAGCTCTCAAAGCCGACTCCAATTGCTCGATGCGCATATCCCGCACTTGAATTGTTGTGACCGCAGCATCTGCTTCCCAGCTTCCATTGGCGCGAAGCATTTCAATCAACGTCATCTTTTCCCTCCAGTGCTTTGCGGGCGATGCGACGAACAACGGAACAATTCCCGGTATAATCGCAGCAGTCGTATATCGTCCGCAGCGCCGCCTCCAGATGCTCGATGCGGGCGTCACTTTCATCTGACGCCTCTCGACTGAGTTGAAAGTACTGCTGGAGCAAATACTTTGCGTTGTCCCGCTCCTGTTCCAGCTTCTCGATGCGGTCGGCAGCTTCGTGCGCTGTCATACCATCAAATGACATTTCTGGGTCAAAACGGCGCAAAATTATGTCTTTGTCGATGGCGCGCAGCCGCCTCACAAGATCATCGCTCATGTTAACTTTCTCCCGTTTTTTAAACACGTTCTGGGGATGTGTTTAATTTATCGACAGGTGCGGGGCCAGCAAAGATGCCCATCGAGTCTTCGGCGCACATGGGGCAGTGCAGCGAAGATGCTATTTCAGCTACTTCATCAAGGATCATTGGCGAATAGAACGCAATCCACTCGTGCTTGCACTCGCCGCAGTGGACGATGAAGGGTATTTTGTCAGTCATCACAACCCCCTTGATTCAAAGACGTTTTCCCACTGATCAGAACGCTTGTCATACAGATCATCGAACATCTGCTGCGCGCCGGGCCTAAGAATCTCGCACAGTTCGCTGAGATGGATGGCGCTACCTGTGCGGACAGGATGCGCCATGCTTTGAAGCGGCAGACCTTCAGCCAAATACCACTTAGGCTTGATCACTTTCACCGGCATGATGTTGGCAGCTTTAACAACCGCAGGCGCTGCTACTAACCCGAACAGGCCGGTGAGAAACTTGCGCCTTGGCATTAAGAAATCAGTCACAGCCCTTCTCCCTCTTCAAAATCCAACTCAACCTTTATGCAGGCGGTGCGGTCGAGACAATATTGATCTGCCAATTCCCTCGACAGATGAAGAGTGGGCTTACTGTCGTCATATAAATTTACCCACACCGTCCGCTTGTGGCGGGGGCGGACTTCGATGAGGTCATAATCATGCTCTTGGCATAGCACGATGCAACCATTGCTCATCCATGTCCGATGTTCCCATCCTTCGTCAGTTAAAATAGCCCCATGAACCTTAACTTTGGCTCCATCCGTCGCATAGATGCGGACTTCGCGGCCATTGCGGGTGCGGTACTTCTTGTTGATGTCGATCATCATTTCTTCTCCATCAGTTGCTTTAGTTTGGCTTTGTTCTCTTCATCCAGATAGTAGCCGATGCCCCGCCACGTTTTGATCTCGATGCCATATTCCCGCATCTTCTGGCGCAGCTTCCAGATCGACACCCTGTTGCGCAGGGCCTCGTGATTGATGTCGGTGTATCGGCTGTACTTGTCGCCCTGCTCGGTGAGCCGGTCGAGGTAGGCGTAGTCGGCGATCTTGCGACTGTAGATGCCCATCAATAGTTTCACCTGATTCTTGGAGAGGAAGTGCAGGAATGTTGCGTTGGTCTGCACCATGTCCTCACGAAGCTGGCGGACCTCCTCCTCCAGCTCGGCGATGCGGTCGCGGAGTTCGCGAACGAGGTCGTTCAACTCAGCCTCCCCAGCCAATGATGACGTTGACGGCGACGAGCAGCATTAGGGCGCCCACGATCTTCAGTTCAGCATTTAATGTCATGTTTAACTCCCACTGCTTGGTAATAGGCCCAAGTGATCTCGGCCTTCACGGTCTCGTCTGTGATGTTGTTCATGGCGAGGTGGGCAATCTTCGCCAGCGCCTCGGCCATGGTGTCGATGTAGTCGGCGGCTTCGATGCCGTCCGGGTTAATCAGCACACTCTTGCTGACGGGGTAGGCGGGGTCGATGAAGAGGTTCGTCTTCCTCAGTTTGTCCTGTATGCGGGCCATCTTAAAATCTCCATATCAATGTTGGCGACTTCCCCACTCTGGGGCAGAGAAGTCGCCATTTCATTAACGCAGGCACCCGCACACTGTACTAATTTGGATCAGTTAAAGTGTTTCATAACTCCTGTGGTCTCAAAAACGTCATAGGTCATGTTGACCATAGTTTCGCAGTCGGCAAAAGCGCTGCGAACGCCATCAAGAGCCTCATTGCGGTCGTCAGCCACGCCAACGACAATCAACGCAATAAGTTTTGTGGCGAAGTTTGCGACTGAGCACATGCTTTTGCCAAATTCAGGATCTTCAGCATCTGAAAGTTTTTTGTCAATGACGCGGAGGAGCATTGTTAGATCTTTATCGTTCAAATCCATCTACCCCTCCTGCGTGTTCATCTGCTCGACAATGTCGCGCATCCCCGCGTTGACGATGGCCTCGGCGCCGCCCGGAGGCACCGCAAACTCGCCCGCAAAGGCGAGGTAGTTGATGCCGTCAATGTAGTTGTCGAGCTTGCCGGGCGATGACCTGACGCGCGACAGCTTCAGGGCGTGCATGAAGATGTTGGCGTGGTAGGGGCTCAGGGGGCTGCCAGTAATCAACTCAAAGATCTGGCAGGCGCGGACCATGGTCTCCTCCATGCTCCCGTACTGAGAGTCCCGGTCGCGGAGGGTGAGGACGGAGTGGGTCAAGATGTCTGTGTGGTTCATTTTGGTTCTCCTTACTTGCGGGTTGTGGCGGCGTCGATTGCTGCCTTGGCCTCGGCGATGGCCTTGCTGATCTTGTTGGCCTCCTCCGACAATTCTGCCTGCCTCTCCTCGTAGGTCGCGAGCGTTGCGTCCATTTCCTTCCAGACGGCGCGCATGGTGTCGATGAGCTTCTGCGCTTCGGCGCTGGCCACCCGAAGCTTTTCAACTTCGGCGTCGAGGGTGTCGCCCTTCTCGGGGCCAAAGTTGTCTTCGCGGATGGTGCTGACCCAATCAAGCGGAATGCGCAGGCCCGTGGCGATGCGTTCGTCGTCCCACTCCTTTTCGTAGCCGCGCTTCTCGTCTAGGTAGTGGCTGTCGATTTCGCTGAAGATGATGCGGCGGTCCTCTTTTGTCATTGTCAAAACCGGGGCGGGGCGGGGCGGGGGCTGGTCACTCATTTTGATAACTCCATCATTAACTGGGGGCGCGGGTTCATTAACTGAGGGGGCCGGTGCGGCCTTCTTTGCCGTGTATTTCCTGATCCCCTTTGGCTCTTTAAAGAGCCTGATTAGGTCGGACTCTTTCACACCAAGTGCGCCGTCAGCGGCCCGTATTTTCGGCAGTTCGCCGGAACGTATGCGGTCGTAGAGCTTGTCTTTGCCGCACCATCCGGCGTCATACGCTTCATTAATGGTCAGTATTTTATCAGGCTTTTGTTCCGTCAAGTCGGGGAGAACAATTCCCTTGGGCAACATTGGCTGCTCCATAAAGTCGCCCAAGGTGATTGCTGGCGCCGAATTTACGGTGCCTATTTTTGCCATGGTGCGCGCGAGGTGATTGGCTCCGATGCAGGCGGGGCACAAGTCGTCCACTGCCCGGTTGCCGACCGCCCAGCCGCGCTGCTTGAACTTCTTGGCTGTGACTTCCGGGGGCAGTGAGCCGGAGTGCGAAGAACAAGAAATCTTGTCCGTCTTCGCGCACTGGCGGCACGCTATCTTGTACGCTGACGTTCTGTGGTCAGCGTCAAGGGTCGATCTCACGAAATTTCTGTTCATGTCCATCTCCATATTTAATGTTGGTGCCCTTGTTGGCGCGGTAGGTCAGCTCTTTAATTTTGCCGACGTAGCGGTAATTTACGGCAGTCAGCCCCTGCGACGTGTAAGAGGAGGGGACGTCAAATGACGTTTCCTTGTCCTTATAGAACTCCTCGACGACGGTGAACTCGCGCTTTTCCAAGGCGTCACAAAAATCCGCCAAACAAGTTGCCGGGTACTCACAGATAATCTGGTGTATGGGTCCGCCCCGGTAAGAGGGCATATTCATGGTGATGAGAAACTTCATTTACCCTCCATTTCAATGTTAAAGTCGATCACGGTTTCAAAGCGGCAAGCAATTGCTTCTGCGTTGCATTCTTGGACGATAGGACGCCAAGAACGCGCTCGTCAATGGTCTTTCTCGCCACTACATGAAGAATTTTTACGGGCTTGAGTTGCCCTTGCCGGTGCAGGCGCGCGTTGAACTGTTGGTACAGCTCCAGCGACCACGTCAGGCCAAACCAGACAATGGTCGCGCCGCCGCCCTGCAAGTTCAGGCCGTGCCCAGCAGACGCCGGATGAGCCAGAAGCATCTTGATCTCGCCCCGGTTCCAACGGTCAATCGTGTCCTGCGTTTTGTCCAAGACAACCGCGCCGGGAAACCTTTTCTTGAGGCGTTCAAGATCAAAGCGATAGTTGTAGGCGACCAGTATATTTTCATTGGCGTTGTCCTCAATGATCTCGGCGAGGGCGTCGAGCTTGTCCTCGTGGATCTCCGACCACTTGCCATCCTTGCCCGTGTACATGCACCCATTGGCAAATTGGAGGAGCTTGTTGGCGAGGATCGCAGCAGTCGCCGCCTCGACCTCCTCGCCGTCCTTCAGCTCGGTGAACAGGGTCTTCTCAAAGTCCTTGTAGGCCTCAAGGGCGGCGGGGTTCATGTCCACACGCTCGATGAGGTCTATGCGCTCGGGCAGGGCGAGGTAGTCCTCGGCGCTCATGTGGATGACGCTGGGCGCCATCAGCGTGTGGATCTTGTCGGCGGAGCCCTCGCGGGGCGTGAACTTGTAGCCCATGTAGTCCTGCTCAAAGAACCGCTGCCTGTAGGCGGTCATGGTGCGGCCCAGCGCCTGCCCGAAGTCGATCAGGTACATCTGCGACCACACGTCGAGGAGGCCGTTGGGCGACGGCGTTCCGGTCAGCAGGACCATGTACTCGGTCTTGGGCAGCACACGCCGGAGGGCCTTAAACCGCTGGGACGAAGAACTCTTGAAGCTGCTGCTCTCGTCGATGATGACCATGTCAAAGGACCACTTGGCCCCGAGTGTCTCCACCAGCCACGGCATGTTCTCCCGGTTGATCACGAACACGTCCGCGTCCGCCTGTAGGGCCACCATGCGGGCCTTCTGCGACCCCGTGCAGACGGACACCCGGAGGTGTTTCAGGTGCGCCCACTTGGCCGCCTCCTGCCTCCAGACGCTGTTGGCCACGCGCAGGGGCGCGACGATCAGGACCCTGTGGACGGAGAACTCGTCGAGGAGGTCGTTGACGGCGGTCAACGCAGAGGAAGTTTTTCCTAAACCCATGTCCAAGAAAAGTCCGCAGCGCCGCCGGTCTTTGATGAAGGAGACGGCGCGGCGCTGGTAGGCGTGGAGGTCTTTACGGGAAAGCATTCAGCGTTTTCCCTTTGACGAGTTACAGGACCGGCAGAGGATCTGGTACTTTGCGTGGGTTGTGTGGAATTTGATCCACGACACTTCGACTGCGTAGTCAGCAAAAATATTGCCCACACCGTCTGCGGCGTCGTCAATTGCGGGCAGGCCGTTGGTCTCAATGAACTGCTCCGCAATCCAGTCAAAGGGCGGATCGACGTGATCCACCGACGGATGCTCCGTAGATCCACAGCGTTCGCAGATGAGTTCCAAACCCTTCTTGAAGTTCCAAAGGTCAATTGAGACGGCCTCGCGCATGACTTTTTTAACGTCTGCCTTTTGGTCCCAGCCCCCGATCAACTTCTTCCAAGAGATCGCTTTCCAATCCTCCCCATTCATTTTCATGTAGAGGTGCCGGGGGTCTTTCGGGAATTTTGGATTGGGCCTGCGCTCGGCCCCCTCAATCGTGACGCCGCAGGCCAGTGAAAACTCGGCGAGGTCTTCATTTGAGAAGGGGGCAAAGGTGACGTTGCGGTCGATGATGCAACGCGCCGCCTCAATACGCGACTTCTTGGTGACTTTCTTCATTTGAAGTTACTCGCCTCTTCCATGCTGTTGATGACGATAACTTCGCACCCAAGTTTCCGGCGCCGCCAGTGGTCGCGCTCCTGCAACTCGGTCGGGCCCTTGCCGGGCGCCTTCACCTCGACGAATACAATGCGCCCGCCGGGCAGCGTGACGATGCGGTCGGGAACGCTGCGGCGGCCCGGCGAGACGAACTTCTCGCACAGGCCGCCCAGCTTCGTCACGCGCCTGACCAGCGCCGCCTCAATGGTCCTCTCAAGCATCTTTCTTTTCCAGCGCCTTGCGGGCGCGGTAGGCGCGGCTGTACTCGCGGTCACGCTTGAGTTTGCGCTGGCGCTCGGCCTCAAGTTTGACCATGTGTTTTGCGCCTGCGGGGGTCTGGAGCCACGCCTCGTATTCTGCCTGCGCCTTCAAGAGCTGCGCCTTGCCACGGGCGTACTCAACAAGCGTCAGCCCGAGATCCTTGGCTATCTCTATCTCCTCGCGTGTGACGTGGATGGTGTTCTTTTTAGGTGCGGCGCCCTCAACGAGCGACTTCAGTGCGTTCTCAACTTCCATTTCAATCTCCTCTGGTATGGCTGCGGGTATTACTTCACGGGGCGTCATCGGCTGCATCCTCCAGACGCATAGTGTAATCGCGAATGCACTGGTCAACCATGCGGAACATTTCTTCCGTGCTGACATCGGGAACCGTGTTTATTATGGCCTCCGCCGTGAGCATGCACAGCGTCGTCATCACGACCGGCCCACGTTTGTTTGCAATAAAGGGCCTCATCACCGTTGCCAAATCAATGCACTCATCAATTAGTTTATTTGCGTCTCTCATTTCACCACTCCCATGTCCTTGAGCGCGTCTTGCGCCATTTCAATGTACCGTCCGTAGTCCACATCGCCCGGCAACGTGTCGGGCAATTCCATCATCGGCTTGGCCCCGTCTGACCGGGGCACCTTGTTTGAGTTCTTCGCGTAGTGGATGCACTCGTCGGCATCCACCTCGGTCGAGTAATAGAACCGCACGGCCTTGCCAAGGTACTCGCCCCGCCACAGCCCGCCGCCGGTGACCTGCCGGAGGGTCACGAAGCCCCGCACGTCAGTGCTGCCCCGGATGGCTTCCTCAACAGGTACGCCCTTGCTCAGGAACGTCGCCACGGCGTCGGTGACGATGGTGAAGTCCGGGTTCTTGGACAGCACCGGCTCGGCGTAGACGCCCTTGCGCTTGGCCTTCCCGTCGGGCTTCACGGCGATGTAGTTGTTCACGTCGCGGGAGTGGATCGAACGGTAGTCCGCACGCTCCAGCTCGAAGCTCGTCGTCAGCATCCAGTCGAACATGGCCTCCTCCAGCCACTTCTCGCGGGACTTGTCGCAGAGGACGACGATGCCGTCCGTGTTGGCGCTCACTACCCGGGCGCCGACGCTCTCCACCCACTCGATCAGCATCAGCAGGCAGAGCTGGCCGGTGATCGTCGTCTGGATCATCAGCTCCGGCGCGTAGAGGGCGCTGTACATTGAGCCCAGCTTGCCGAAGCTCCCATTGATAACGATCTTGAGGGTGTCGGCGGTGAGCTTGTCGCCCCGGGCCTTGGCCTGAAGGCGCTCGGTCACGATGTCCTGATAAATCAACAGGAAGTCATTGCCCATGCTTTGGGGCGCCAGCTTCAGCTTCAGGATGATGCTGGGGTAATAGGACGCCACGTCAAAGTCGGCGAGGATCTGGTTGTCCTGCGCCACGACGCTCTGGCGCTTCTCGCAGGAGTGCAGGCCGCCGATCCCCATCTGGTACTCGGTCTGGCCGATCTTGATCCGCTGCTTCTGGAGCCACTCGGGCATGGTGACCGCGCCATTTGAGCCGACCGGGAAGCCCGTCTTCAAAATCCTGTGGAAAACTTTCTGGAGTTCTTCGCTCTGGAAGCTGACGATCTTGGGGTCCTCGTACCGGCACTCGTGCCCCACCGCGACCTTGCGGGGCTTGTAGGTGCGGCCCGTGTACTCGTGCAGGCGGTACTTGATGACGGCCTCGGCGATCTGGGCGTCGGACTTTGAGCGCAAGTCGATGCCGCCGTACTGCGCCCCGATCTGCTCCCGCAACTTGATGGCTGGCTCCAACTGCCGGTATAGCGCCTCGGTGGTGTCGAGGTCGTTCTTGCAGTAGCGGCGCAACTCCACCCGCTGCTCGGGGTTGATGCTGTCTTCGGGGGCGATGGGGAGGTCTTGGAGCTTCTTGGCGCCCATGCGCCCGCCGTAGATCTTCAGGCCAGCCTTGCCCGGCGCCACGTCGATCACGTCGATGTGGTCCCAGTCGTGCGACACGCGCAGGCGATTATTTTTCGCCACCTGCCACGCGGGCAAGTTGGACTTGATGATCTCGTCGGAGAGGCGCTTGATCGCGTCACAGGGCCAGCCCTCAAGGGCGGCGGTGATGATGTGGATGTCATACCCGAGGCCGTTGAAGCTGACGGTCGTGTGCTCCTTCATCAACTGGATGACGCGGGACCTGTGCAGCTCCTGCCCCTCAAACATCTCGTAGGAGGCGTAGCGCCCGCTCTCGATGTTCTTGAACATGATCAGGAAGTAGTCGGTGTAAACTTCGCAGTCGAGGACTAGCATGAGGAGTGGCCTCAGTTGATTGATGTGCGGGTCTCTCCCCGCCTGTCACGCCTGCCTGACGTTTGGTTGCAGCTTGTAAGGTTTCACGGCTATGAGCGACATGCGGGGGCCGAACCTTACCTTGTAGCGCCTTTGAACGCTCGCCCGTTGCTGCACCGGCTGCGGGTGGAATACCCCGCAAAAGTTTAGATGAAGTCAACGTCCTCGTCGGTGAAGGCCTCGAAGTCGTCAATGCTTCCCTTGACGCCGTCGGCGAAGGGCTCGCCGTCCTTCATGAACTGAACGCCCAGCAGGTTGCAGTTGATGCGCTTGCCGAACTGGTTGTTCTGCGCCCACAGCTCCAGCGAGGCGTTGACGTAGCAGCCCGCGTAGAACTTGTTGTCGTCCTCGGTCAGCGGCGATTTGTCGCGGTCGATGATGATCGGGCGCTTCGTGCTGGAGGCCTTGAGGCTCATGGTTCCGGCGTAGCCAGCGTAGTCAATGCTGTCTCCGTCCTTCATGCAGACCTTGTCCGGGGGGAGCTTGGAGCCCTTGAGGTCGTCCTTGATCATGCCCTCAATGGCGGCCTTGATCTCCTTGATCTTCGCGGCGTTCTTCGCCTTGTCGATCAGGAAGGTGGCCTCAAACTTTGTCTCCTTGCCGTCAAAGACTGCCTTGTGGAACAGGCTGGGAAACGAGAGACGCACGTCCTTCAAGATGATTTTAGACATTCTGTTCAGTCCTTCTAGCTTCTAGGGTTGAACGCCACTTCGTGACGCTTGAACACGTTACGCCTCAGTTTCTTCCCCGTCAAGGGCGTCAAAGTCGGCGTCCACGGGGCTGATCGCCGGGCGGGGGTCGGTCTCTTTCGCAAGTGTCGCAGCGCCACGGGGCTTTGCAACGATGTCTGCGAT